AGAGGTGTGCGGCAGGTAGGACTCGAACCTACGATTACCGAATTATGAGTTCGGGGCTTTAACCAACTAAGCTACTGCCGCTAGTTAGTATATTATAACCGTAATGTGCCTGCCAGTCAATAGCGTCCTTCTCATCATTTAATAAAGGTTGTCCTTTTATATTCAAGCTCGTGTTTAATAAAATAGGAACACCAGTTTTTAAATAAAATTTATTTATTGCTCTCCATAAACCTCTGTGCTGTTCACGATTAACTGTTTGAACTCTTGAGGTTCCGTCAACGTGTACAACAGATGGTATCAAGTGAGGCTTTAAACACTTAACTGTGTATTGCATATATGGACTTGTAAAATCCATATCAAACCATTCGGATGCATGCTCTTCTAAAATTACTGGAGCAAAAGGCCTAAACAACTCTCTTTGTTTAATTAAGTTTACCTTATCTTTAATGTTTGGATCTCTTGGATCAGCAAGAATGCTTCTATTGCCTAAAGCTCTTGGGCCGTACTCTGCTCTACCTGATGCAACAGCAACAATTCCATCTGTTAATATTGAATTAACTATTTCTTCAACTGGATACTCTCCGCCCATATCATAGCCCAAATAAGGACCATTCCAATTTATATGTTTGCCATACATTGCTGCTGCTGCGCCTAATGAACTTCCAGCGTCCCCTGGGTTTGGCATTATCCAAACATCTTTAAATATCTTCCAAAGAAGCGTATTGGCAGATGAATTTAAAGCGCAACCACCCATAAAAACTAAATTATTTTTACCTGTTAGATCTTTTGCCATACGCATAAATTCATTTAGCCTTTGCTCATAAACAAACTGTACAGCTGCAGCAATATCAAATTTATCTTGATCTGACATTGGAAAATTCCAATCTATTATTCCTTTATGAAAATTATATGATTGTTTATAGTATTTTGGAAAATATTCATTTACTTCTTTGTAATACCTTCTCCAATCTCCATAGCCAGCCATTCCCATCATAATGTACTCTTCTTGATTTGGCATCAGCCCAATTAATTTAGTAAATGCTGAATAAAATAAACCAAAACTTACTGGGTAATTTTGTTTAAATCTTAGTTTAATTTTTTGGCCTTCTCCAACCCAAATTGTTGAGGTATTATATTCTCCAATTGCATCAAGCACAACAATTACTGCATCTGTAAATTTGCTTGTATAATATCCCGCACATGCGTGTGAATAATGATGCTTAAAAGATTTTCTTGGTATATCTTCTATATCAAATTTTGGTTTCCATTCCCCAGATCCGCCCTTTAAAAAAAGCCTGGAGGCCTTTAGAAGAGGCTTTTCGTAATAAGCTATGTAATCAGGTCTACCGTATGACAAAGCATCATTAACTAATTGATCATTAATATACCAATCATTTTTTTGCTTACTATATCTTTCTGCATGACCTGCAAATAATATCTCTCCATCTTTAATTAAAGAAACAGAAGCATCATGAGATGTCTCATTTATTCCTAATATTGTAGTCATTTATTCCTCTCAAAAACATTTCTGCAACATGTAAGTGCCTATGCACACCCCAATGTCCTCTTATATTTATATCTTTATAAGACTTCCAATCATCGGCAAGCATAAAATTTTTTCCATATAAATCTTTTTCTTTTTGATGGCAATTTGATTCAGTATAGCATTTTTTACCAGGTTCGTGTCTTATATCACAAAGTATATCTTTTCTTTCATCTTCCTCTCTTGAATGGAATTCTAAATTGTTTAAATAAATAAAATTTCTAAAAAAAGTTTTTTCAATATTATTTTTTATCCATGAGTTTTGTTCATCCATCCAAGTTGTCCATAGCAAAACTATATTATTTGTATTACAATATGCTTCCAACATTTTAATATATTGAATTGATATTGTATGTGCAAATTCTTGTGGAATTATTTCTTCTGCAAGCAGTGGAGATTTAAAATATTTTGGCTTACTATCATAAGATATTGGCAAAGATAAAGAGTATTGTATAATTTTTTCATCTTCATAGAGCTCTGGCAACCTTCCACTTGTTATATGTTTTTTTGATGGTCTTGTATCATGAGATCTAGAAACCATTTCAATTCTTGTAAAATTTGAAAATAAACATAAAACATATTTTGGGTTACCAAACTCATTTACATAATCAAAAAAAGAATTAATATTAAACGGGACACCTTTTGCTGGCGCTCCTAAGTTATGAACTTTTTTATTTAAATATTTTCCAACATGATTTGGCCATGCAGATCCAGGATACACGCCCTGACCAAAAGTAAAAGAGCAGCCTAAAGCAACAATATCTGCAGCCTCTTTAAATTCTGAGCCTGCAAATCCAAATGAGTTTGTTTCAATATTTACAACAGTATAGCCACCACTTAGTTTATCAGTAGCGCATTTCCAAAGTTGGTCTGAATTTTCTTTATCCCATATCCATGGTTTCATTTTTTTATAATTCATTTAGACCACTTAAAAAAGTTTCTGCAATATGAATATGTCTATGCATGCCCCAATGTCTGCCTGGACCAATATGTGCATCTGAAGCAACATCAAAATTTTCTTCATCTTTATATTCATTATGACAATCAATATAGCTCAAACATTTTTTGTCTTTGCCGCAAATATGTTCAGGAGTTATATATCCACTTGCATTTTCTAAATTATAGTACTCTATGTATTTATTGCATAGCCTTTCATGAAGTAAATCACCCTCGCTATTATGCCAGTATTTCATTTCAGAAGAAACATAGTTTTTGAATCCAGTTTCTTTTATATTTTTATCTAACCAAATTTCTTCTTGTCTTGACCATGTTGTCCATATTAATTTTATATTACTAGCATTACAATAGGCTTCCAGCATTTTAATGTATTGAATTGATAAATCCATACCCATTTCTTTTGGCATTGTATATTCTGCTAAAAAGGGCTTGCCTACATATTTTTCTTGCTCAACATAAACATAACCTGGATAGATAGAGTATCTAATAATTTTATCTTGATCTAAATCCAGTTTTGGGAATTGATTGTACGCTGGAATCATTTTAGAAGATCTTGATGTTATTTGCTGTCTTAAAAATCCTGGGAAAAGACACAAAACAATTTTTGGATTTCCAAATTTATTAACATATGAAAAAAAATTATTAACAGACCAAGCTATAGATTTTCCTGCCCCTGCTAGGTTATGATAAGTCATATTAGTTCTTCCTGAAACAATATGGCCCCAAGTTTTTCCTTCTGGAACACCCAGTCCAAAAGTAAAAGAGCAGCCTAAACCAACTATATCAGCTTTTTCAATAAACTCTTCTCCTCTAAACCCCATAGAGTTACAAACTTGTTGCCAGTCCGAAATACTAGCATTTAATGGAAATGAAGCTTCATGCCATAGGTCGGCTTCATTTTTTGGATGAAAAACATGGTCTGGCAAAAAATTATTTTTACTCATTAATAAATAAATCTTTCTTTATCTTCATATTTTTTTCTTTTTATTTTATTTATAATTTTATAAAAATAATATTTTATATAAATCATTTTTTATTAACCCTTTCTAAAAAAATATTTGCAGCATGCAAATGCTTGTGTATACCCATATGTGCATTAGGCTTATCTGCTGCCTCAACAAATTCTTTTATATTTTTAAATTCTTCATGGCAATCAGAATATTTAATATTCCATTGAACTTCACAGCATTGATCTAAACAGTCTGAATCTACATATGATCTATGATAATTTGGAAAAAAAGATTTTAAATCATTCATAAATGATTTTGTTTTGTGATCCCATGTAGACCAGTAAAACTCTATGCCGTTTGACCTACAATATTGTTCTAGCATTAATATTACTCTAGCATTATAGTAATACCTAGTTTCTGGCCTAATAACTTCTTCTACTGGATAAGGAGATTTTAATATTTTTGAAACATATGAGTCGTCTATTACATCATTACTTGTTGCAAGATAATTTGATGTGGCACCTTGTCCAGACAATTTGATTGTGTGTTTATTTTGACCAAATGTAAATCTTTGTAGCGGAGGAAATAATCCAAAAACATATTTTGGATTTCCATGCTTTGCAACTAAGCTAAAAAATCTAACAACTTGATCAAATATACTGGCACCAGCTTTTGATAAGTTTATGTGATCTAATTCCATACTTTGAGATAAAAAGTTTCCCCAAGTGTTTTTGTAATCCTCGATGCCAACTCCAAAAGTTTGCGAGCAACCCAATATAACTATATCTTTATTATTACCTGCTATGTTTGGTCCACGAGATCCAAAGTCATTTAGTTTATATTGATAATTATGTCTTGGCATTTCTATTATTTCATTAATTAAATTATAGCTTTCAACTGATGGAATATGCTGTGAAAAAATTTGCATCTTTTCTTTTTTTACATCAGACTCATTAAGTAAAATTGTTCTACTTTTTATAAAACCAACCTCATTGTAGGTCATTTTTTATTGATTCCTCAACTATTGCTTGAACGTATTCTGAAAAATGTTTTCTAATACTACCCATAGGTCTTTGTCCGTAAGAATCCCATATTCTTTTATATTCTATTATATTTGCAAATGTTGTTGGACATACAACTATTCCAGCGTACTCTCTTAGAACTGTAGGCAATGGCACATGCTTGCTACAACATTTACACTCTTTTGCTTTTTCTTGATATTCACTCATATTATTTGCATCCTGTCTACCGCTTCTCTTAAATGTTCTGGCATTTTTGGAGCTCTAATCATATTATATCTATTAACTTCTCCATCTACATCTTTACCAAAATCTTGATCATAATTCATTGATTCATAAGTATGTACTTCTACCATTCCGTTTGTATCTGGCCTTGTTCTGCTAATTGAATTAAATATTGATCCACAAACAGCATCTGCAAGGTCTTTAGAACCTTTTCTTGGGTGATCAACCTTATCCCTCATAATTTTTAACTGAAGAAGTTCATCAATTAAAAGAGGAATATGTGGACCAGTTATTCTTTCTTCAAGAATAACCATTGCCATATCGTCGTAGTGTTTTTTTGCAACAGATAAAATTTCTGTATTTATGCCGTATGATTTTAGCTGTTGCATCATATCATGAGAGTTCCATCTATCAAATGTACAAATTGATATATTAAAACCTCTTGTTTTTAAAGAAAGTATATAGTCTTTAACTTCAGTAAAATCAACAGATTTATCTGCAGTTGGTGTCCAGTACCTCACGGCATCTACCGATATTATTGGAGCTGGTTGAGAATATTCATTTGTTACTTTTACATTTACCCATCTATCAACATGTGCCATAGAAACGGCACAGTGATCATGTTTTTGTGCAAGGTCTACGTGTATAAAATATTTTTTATCTGGATCTGGAATAAACCACTCTTCAAGTCTTCCAAATTGATCAACAGCTAAATTTGTTTTATTAAATGCTTTTTCAACCTTTTCTCTTGATTTAAAAAATGCATCAATCATTTCTGGAGGCATGCATGCAAATCTGCCAAGTGCGTCCATGGAGTTTTTGTAAAAATCTACTTTAAAATCTTCTATTTTTTTAGTAGGATTTACTTCCCATGTTGGTCTTTTTAAAGCATATGTTTTTGGATAAAGGTAAGAAATTATATGATCTTCTTCCCATTCAACAGTTATCTCATTACCTACAATTCCATCTGGCAAATCGTCATCCATTTTTAATGTTTTTGTTCTTACAATAGTTTCTTTTTCACCGATAACTGATTCATAAAATTTTTGAATAGGATCATTTTTAAATCTAGGGAATGAAAGCAAAATCACTTTACCAAAATCGGGAAAACGAGACATAACTGATGCACGGTACATATCGTATATAGCATCAGCTGTTTTTGCTTGATCGTGTCCCGTTGTATTTTCCATTGCAAAGCCAGAAATCTCATCAAGTATAACTGTAATAACGTTATAACCTTCCCAAGCTTCTCTTTGTGAGTGACCTGAATGAACTGTAATTGCTTTATCAAACTTCATCTCGGAAGCTTTTTGATCATATTTTCCAGCAAACCACGGAGATCTTTCAATGCGTGTTATAAAACCTTTAAAGAAAACGTTTGACGCTTGTTGTGCGTTGATAGCAATGTTAAGAATATCAATTGAATCCCCTGGTGGTTTTCCATAGTATGTTGCTGGATCTTTAAGGCATAGTAAAAGATAAACCATATATGCAACAGATATAGTTGAAGAATAATCTTTACCAGAACCTTTTCCAAGCTGTGCAATAACTTCATTACAAGTCTGTTTAAATCTTCTTTTGCCTTCTTCTTCACCATAAAGTTTTATAAGTGTTGATTCTTTATAAATCTGAGATGATTTTTCAATTAGTTCATATTGCAATTCTGAAAGTGGTGGTAAGCCAAGATATTTTGGGCTAGTTACAAACTCTATTAAGTCTACTGGCTTTTCTTCAAACTCTTCACCATCTAGAATATCTATAAGGTCAGAAAAATCAAATGACATAATTACATCACCTTTGTTCTAAAAAAATTTGACCCCTTTGGAACTTTTACCTGTGTAAAAAAATGGCCTACAGCAAAGTATCTTACTTCGCTAAATAATTCTGTTAGTCCATGTCTGCATAATTCTTCAGCACCGTGAACTAAAAGATCTCCTTTTTTAGGTTGATATTCTAGGTTATTTTGATTTGGATAAAATAATTTACATCCTTCAAAATCATTAAAATACATGATTGTTCCATACTGAATAAGGTCTGCTAAATCAAAATCATTTCCTTCTACATATTTTTTTGATTCATCTAAAACTTCTTGAAATTCATTTATATCAGAGTGTGGGTGTCTCCATCCACCTTTTATCATTTTAGAAGGCCTTGCCAGATGACTTGAGTACAATCCTTCTGGCATAAAGCTATTCATTCTTTCTATAGCTGGATTTAAAGACTTTATTTTAGTTTTACTTCCATACAAAAAATACATAGGATTTCTTTCTATCCAATCTTTTTCTGGAATTAATTCTATCTCTTTCATTATGTCTTCACACTCTTGTTCAGACAAAAAATTGTGATAAACATATATGTTATTGCCTAATTCTTTAAATTCATTTTTATTGAACATTGGTTATAACCTCTGCTTCTTCAATTTTTACAGACTCAACTATTCCTGTTATTTGAGATAACCTCTTAGCAACATCCATTTTGCACTTAGGGCAGGTAGATGTTACTTCTTTTAATATACCGACCAAAAGCTCTTGCTTTCTTTCTGTTTCTGCAATTTGAGAAGCTATCTCATTATTTTCAAGAACTCCTACTGATTGCAACATAGCAATTCTTTTTGTTTCTATTTCAGAAATAAGTTTTAGCGCACCAGCTTTTACGTTTAGTTGTCCTTGGGTATCCGCATCTTCAACAGTTTTCCAGGCTTCTTTTATAAGCATTGCATAGTGTTGATCTGCTCCAGATATAGCTTCCCTGGCCCTATCACGCATATTGCTATCATTATGAACTACTGATTTCCATTCATCAAGGTATTCAAGTACTTCTTTTCTAGAAAACCCTGTTATAGAGGCTATTTGTGTAGCTGAATTACCTTTTAATAATTCTTCAACTACCTTGTTCATTCTATCAAAATGAATTGCTGGCTCTAAATCTGTCATAAGTTTATTATACCATGTTTTAGTTGACTAAGATCTATTTGCAATTTTTAATAATATTAAATAACCTATAAGGTCATCTATGTCATTATCGCCTGGAAATGCTTGATCATTTTGAATTCTATTTAATTTATCATCAATTCGAACACGAATCTGCTCTCTTGAATCTGCTTTTGAAAAAATTCTAATAGGCTCTAAAGCTGAATTGCCATAAGATATATTTTTTTTAATTAACATTTCTGCTGTCTCAAGACATTCAGAAATAATTTTGTGTCCTGATGGTGCTGCCGTTGCAATTAGCTGTAAATCTGTAATCCATGCCTGATATCCACCATTTTTATTTGGGTATTCTGTAGTCATCTTTTTTTAATTAATCCAAACTGATCTAAATATCTCTGTATAGTCATAGCAGAGACACCGCACTCTTTAGCAATTTCTATTACATTTTTCTTTTGAACTACATATCTTCTGTAAAGCCAATCTTTGCTTTGATATAATTTCATCTTTTTGTCAAAACCTGATTACTATAATGAGCTATACCAAAACTATCTGCAACATCAAAATCTGCAATATGCAATCCATATTTTTTATTAAAATAATCAGCAGTTCTTTGCTTTCTCATATTACGCAATTGATTTTTATACCATGAATCTGCATATCCTGGGTTTGCCAATCTTATTGCAGACTTCTCATCCTTTGTAGGATTTTTGTTGCCAATGTACGCCTGCCATGCGGATGGGCTAATTGTAATAACCTTAGCGCCAGTAGACATGAGCTCAGCAATAACAACTCCATAGACATAAGACAATTTTATCACAGCATCAGGGGATCTGACAAGCACTGCACCTTCTACAGCAATATAATCAGATTTTAATTCATCTAACATAATAGACATTTTCTTTTTAGCATCATATATTTTTTCATATATATCTTCGCCTGAAAGATTTATCTTGCCCCATTTTAAAGGTATATCATTTTCCATTAAACAAAATGCTATTGAATTTGTTGAAGCATCTATGCCAAGAACTCTGTGAGCCTTTGTTTTAATTAAACTAGCTAATTTCATTTATTATCTCCGAAAGAAGATCTTTAGCTTTTTTATAATTATTCTTTTGACAACTTGAACAGGTATCTTCAGAATTATATCTACTTAGTTCCGCCTTGCATTTTTTACAATTTCTAAGTGCACCATTTTTTATTGCTTTTTTTTCATAATATTTTTCCATAATCCTTTTATTTGTTGCTATTCTACAGCACTCATCTGAACAATATTTTTGATTATGTGTCTTAGGAGCAAAATCTTTTTTGCATTCTGAATTTATACATATCACAGGCTTGGCACCTCAAACAATTCAATTTGAACGCTACCCAACGGTGTTTCTTTTGAGTAACATTCTTTTTTAATTGGACAATATGTGCATGGCATCTTTGATTTTGTGGCTCCAGCTGGCCTCATTGGGATGTCTCCATCTTTAAAATTATCCCAAACTTCTTGCATCCAAAGAAAAGTGTCTTCAATAATTTTTTTATTTTTTTCATTCATTGAAATAGGAATGATAAGGACCTCTTGTGTATTCTTATTTTCATACAAGAAAAATCCTTCTTTAGCATTTTTAAGCTTCATGTAAGTAAGCAGTTGGAGCATGTGGTTTGCAGATGATTTCATTTCTGACTGCCTTGTATCCCAAACTTCCTGCTTAGCTGTTTTTATTTCACCAATTACTGTTTCACCATCGTACTCCATAATAAGATCTATAAAGCCTCTTATGGGTGGGTACTCATTAACAATTTCTTCTTCTTCCGCTCTCCACTCTGGCATAGTAGAAATAAGTTTTTGAAGTCTTTCATGAGCTTGAGTTCCCTGTGCCATGTTTGCTACAGCAACAGCATCATTTTCATCAATGAATACTGCGCCAGAAAAAGCCATGTACCAATATCTAGGACACCTTCCGTGTCCATATCCCAAAGCACTTGGACTAAATGATTTCTTTGTCATCTCTCCGTCAGCACGTTTTGTATTTCTATAGGCCTCGTCCAAAAGATTAGCAAATTTTTCTGGATCAAAAAATTTACCATTGTACTTTTTGAATTTAAGATTCTTTACTATATCTCTACCCATTTATAAACCTAAATACAATATCTGCTCCAAACCAAATACCAACAATGCCCATTACCGCTGGAAAATATGGTGGGGCTGGAACTGGTAATTTAAAAGCAGCAAAAATTCCGCCAAGAATTGCGCCTGTTAAAGTAGAGAAAAAAATATCTTTAATCATTATGAATTATACCTAACTACATATTTTAGTGCATCTACAAGCTTGTCTATGGACTCTTTTACTGAATAATAAATGTTTTTCTTATTGTTATTTATAGTTCCAGCTTTATCTTTGGCAATTGTTGAATAAACTGAAGCAAGTACTGCAAATTTAGTAGACATTGCTTGCAACTCCATAATTAGGTGCGGAGCTTTTGCTGAAGGAACATCTGGGTTCATCAATATCTTAACAACTATTGAAAGTGCTTTATCTAGATGTTCGTCTTTCATAAACTCATGAAGATCATTAAATTCTGTAATGTCGCTAATAAGCTCAAGCGTATTTTTATCCTCTGTCATTTTTAATCCTTTTGTCTAATTGATTTATAAATAATCCTAGCGGGTATCCTATAGAAAATCCTATCATAATTCCAATAATTAAACTAGTCATTTTTATACGTAACATTCATTGTTAAGTTTTCAACCTCATGCTCACCAATTTTTTCACCATTTTCATTGATAGCTTTTTTATACATTCTAATTCTTTTACCTTGCTCAACATACTCTTGTATTTTTTTAAGATATTCTGGCCTATCTTGAATTCTTTTTGATGGATCAAAAACTTGATTACTTACGTTTATATTTGAATTTTGAAATTGAGCTACTGAAATTGGTAATAAGCAGGCTACATTTGTACCTGCGGGAACAAAATATTCTTTATTTGGTTGATGAAGTTTCCACACTATAGGGAAAGCTCCTGTAAATAAAGATGTAGAAAGTATAGTTGATATAACTTCCGCACCCTCAATAAATTGATTAGGCACTGGAAGAGTTAGCATACTGACATCTTTATCCGTCTTAAATATCAAATTAGTATTAAAGCTTACAGTTCCTTCTCCTCTGCCAGACCAGACAAACTGCTTTCCAATTCTTGCTTCCGCTGGATTTTTTCTGTCTCCATCCCATGAAAAAGAAATGTCTTCTTCAAAATATATTCCATAGCCTAAAGTATTCATAAGCGTAACTGGTGTGCAGTTGTAAGTAACTTCATGCATCCAGTCTCTTTTTGTTTTAAGCTGTCTAATTTTTGCACTTGGCATTCTATCGTTATCTTTGTATACATCTACCTCATACATTATTCTTCTCCCAAAATTCTATTAGTTCTTCTAACACTGTCCATTCTATTATACCAAGCCTGACCTTTGATTCATTTCCTATTATTATCTTTAAAGCTGGATGCATGTCTCTATTAACCTTAAATGTATCTGTACATATTTTAGACCATACCTGTTTGTTTAAAGTAAAGGATGCAGTTGCCTCTTTATAATCAACAACAAACTGTTTCCATTGTGCATCACCTTTTTGATAATCGCCTCTGCCTGAATTTTTTTGTGCTTTAGCATTATCTCTTTTTATTTCAGATCTTTCTGACAAATCAATCCTCTATTTCAACTATTTCTTCAGAAGAAGATATTACAATAAGCTGTAAATCTTTTTTAACATATTCATCTTCTTGTTTTTCAATTTCATTTTTTGTATCATTGTCATTAAGACTATACTTTTGTGTCCAAACGTTGTCCTTGTCTACCTCATAATCAACAAAAAGTCTTAAAAAGTATCTATTGTGACCTTTAAATTCTTTTACACCATGATAAAATGGTTCTGTTGAAGGCATGACTACAGCATCTCCAGGCGTAGGCTTGTACCTATAGCTTTTTTTAGATACTGAATCGTATGCACATATTTCTCCACCATCATACTCATCATTTAAATAAAAGTTAATTGTTATAACATGTCGTCTAGTTTTTATTTGATTTAAAATTGGAAATTCATCAACATGATAGTCCATCAACATTTTATCGCTACCATAGTGATTTTTATTATGATCGTATCTGAAATAATCTATATAATAATTATCTGTATTTTCTTTGACCTTACCCCAATTGGTTATAAAGCTTGGCCAAACTCCTTTTTCTTTTTCAAAATCAGAAAAATAATCACTTTTTATAAAATCAACAGCATCACATATTTCTTTTAAATACAGATGCTCTTTAACAGAATCCTCATTGTTTTTGTTTTTTGGCTCCATGCTTTTATTAAATACAGCATCTTTTCTATGTCCTTGACTATACCAATCTCTCCAGGACTCAAAAATTAAATCTTTGTTATCATTTTCTAAAAGATTAATTAGTTCTTTGCTGTTTTTAAATATGTTTTTATATACAACTATTTGAGGCGCAATAACATGTTTTTTCATATTTAACCAACCCTATGAACAGTCTCATGACCTGAACTGCAAGTCCACTTCATTATTAAATTTTTAGAATCCCACAACCCACCATCTACATCGATCTCACATCTAGAACAAGGTCTTGTCCCTGGAAGCTCTTCGAATGTAGAATCGTTTGCAACCTGTGTTTTTTTATTTAAAAATTCATTAAGATTTGGCATTTATTTCCTCAATCAGTTTACCAACAACCTCTGGATTTTCTCTAAGATAAGCAACTGCTTTTGCCCTACCCTGTAATCTTTCTCCATTGACTGTATACCAAGCACCGCCTTTTTCAACAGCGCCTACCATTTCAGCAACATCTAGCGTTTCACCTACTCTGTCTACCCCTACCGACTTTCCTTGATAGTAGAAATCGTATTGTCCTGAAAGATTAGGGGGGCCGAGCTTGTTGTAATCAATAATCCAATTGACTGGTCTGCCAACTCTTTGTTCAATGATTTTGTCACCAACCGCAACGCCAGCCTTAATCGCATTAGCTTCAGCTTCCGAAGACCATAACTTAATGACTGTGGAAGAGAAGAACTTAACTGCCATTCCCCCTGTCGGGATGTGGGAGGCATGCATAGATCCAAATTGATTTCTTTGCTGTGAGATGAGAACCAGTAGTGTATTTTTGTTTGCATAATTTAACATT